AACTAAATTACGAATATACTTGTTTCTTTTTTCATTCTTTACCAAGTAATCCATTTCTTCTTGGTATGTTTTACCAAACATATCTTCTCTAACTTGTTTATCGTGTTGCAAAATTAAACAGAAAATTTTTAGATTAGCAAGTTGTTTCTTTTCTTGTAGTTCACTTGTAGATACTACTTTGTTTACTGTACCAAACAGTCCTTCTAACACTAACTTGTGTGTTTTAGTACCATCTAAAGTACCAGTAAGTCCTACTCTATACTTACAATCTTCTAGTTTTGTCATTATCTTTGTTAATGAAACTGCTTTAAATAAGTGTGCCTCGTCACCAATAACCATACCAAACTGTTTAAACCACTTCTTTGGTTGATTGTATATTGACTGCCAAGTAGATATTACTACTCTTTTATTAGTATCTTTATCGTGTCCTTGATATATTCTATGTACATTACGATCACTATTATAACCATAATCTTTAAAGTCTTTATATAATTGTTCTACTAAAGATGTTGTAGGTACTATAATTAATATCTTATCTTGTTTCTTTTCTTTTAATCTTAATAGATTGTATATCAACATTAGATATACTATTAATGATTTACCAGAGGCAGTAGGCGATAGTAATAAACATCTACTCTTTGTTATAGAGTGTACAAATGCTTCTCTTTGATAATCTCTTATTTCTATTTTAGGTATCTTTAATGCTTTAAGAAATCTCGTTACGTCTTCCTCATTAACCGTAACATCTGCTATCTTTGTTCCGTCAACTATCTGTATATCATTTTTATTACACCAGTCAACAATATAAGGATATAGTCCTGCATATATTTGACCAGTTGCATAACTGAATAATCTAATTTTACCGTCCCAAACTCTATTACGATATTGAGGCATAAACTTAAATCCAGGTACTTCAAAGGTAAAGTATTCGCCTAATTCTCTACGAATATCAGCGTCTGCTTCTATCTTTAAATAGACTTCGTTCTTTTTATCTATGATGAGGTATCTTGTAGTTGTCATTATTAAATAGCGCCACTAGTAAACTTTCTCCAGTCAATAGCGTTTTTAATAGTAAATGTTCTATTAGATATTTGTCTGATTGTTCTATCTAAAAAATCTACTGTAACTTCCAAGTATTTAACTTTTTGATATGCTTTTGTATATTCTTCGTCTGCTTCAATATATTTGTCAACATCTGACCTCATAATTTTTAAGTTAAAAGGTTTCAATTGATAAACAGCAGGATCAGCTTTACCTGTATAGTATTCCCACTTTTGTCTTTTGATTAATTTAAATTCATCTTCAGCACGAGTCAATAACAACTTAAACTTTGTTAAGTGTTTCATAAATTCGTTATGTAGTTGAGGTGTTTTTAATGACTCTAAATCTAATTCAGTATCATTTATTTTTAGCTTCTTATCAGCCAATTCTTGTAGTTGTTCTAAATCCATAATATATCCATAATAACATAAACCGACTAAAAAGTCAATGTTTATGAGGTTGTTATTGTTGTTCTACTTGCGTTTGAAGACGCAAAATCGTATAGTTTGTATTCAAAGGTTACAGTTGCCGTTAAGTAATCTGTATCAGTTGCTTGTTGATTGTATTGTAAAGAAGATAACGATATAGGAAAACAATCGTTAAATCTAACTTCAGTTACAGGATTGTTTTTACTTGTCAATATGTTAAGTGTTGCGTCTGAAAATATACCACCTTGATTAGGTGTTGAGCCTTTAGACGTAGGAAATCTATCTGAACCACCAGATAATAAATTTTTAAATTCTTTGTGGCCACCAGGAAAACCTATACCTCTTAACCAACCGTGTATCTCTTGGTAGTTTTCTAAATTTTCATCTACAAGAAATGTAACTGACAATGGTTCGTATCTTAACTTCTCACCAGGTAAAGGTATATCTCTAAATGGTGTAGGTTGTGAGTAGTTATCAGCAATACTAATACCAGGTAGATTGACTTGTGTACAAAAGTATTCTACTTTAGGAAGTTTAACAATATTAAATTTAAACTTTGTAGGATCAGCATAGTCTTGTTTAGATGGCTGTCTGCTATATGCGTTAGTAGTAGTCATAATACTATTTATCTGTTTGCTTATCTACTTCTTCCCATTCTTTTGTCTGGGATTCTTGTTTTAATTTCTGTTCGTTTTCTGTAAGGTTACTATCTTTTTCAGCTGCTTCATCTAGTCTTTTCTCTATGTTTTCTAAAGGTGTAGGTTTTTGTAAGTAATTAAGACCTTGTGCTAACAGAAAAAAGAAACCACCTATTAATATAATACCAGCAATTGCTCTAAGGAATGTGTTCATACTTTTATTTATAAGGCCAAAAAAAAGGGCGCCGAAGCGCCCCTTTTAGATATTATTAATCGTTAAACAACGATCAACCAATATTACATTATGTTAGCAACTTGTACTCTTTGGTAGTATCTATTACTGTTTGCTGAACCAGCATTGTTAACAGCAGTAGCAGCACCTGATTGAGCACCTGTTTCTGCAAATGGGTTCGCAACTAAACCGTATCTAGTTTTGAAACCAATTTTTGGTTGGAAAGTATCTTGTCCAACTGCTCTTACCATTTGTAATGGCACATATGGGCAGTAGAAAATACCAGCGTCATAAGGTGATGTACCTTTGTAACCGACAACATAGTATTGTTTAGCACTTGAATTAGCACTATATGGATCAATATACACTTTGTATCTACCGTTTAATGTACCAGCAAAAGTATTACCAGTGTCATCAACAGATAGATTGTTGTTTAATGCAGGAGTGTAATCTAAAACACCAGCCATTTGTAAAGCACTTGCAACATCAGCTGAACAGATAATCATATTACCTTTTCCTCTTCTTGTTCTTTGTGCAATTCTATTAGCATCTCTCTCTAATTGGAACATTAGTCCTTTGAATCTCTCAACTGACCATCTTCCGTTTGAGTCTGTGTCTAAATCAAAAACACCAGCTGTTGTTGTATTAACAGCGGCACCTTTTTCTGCATTGATGTAAATTGTTCTAACAACTTCTCTATTGATTTCCGCAAGGATCTCAGCAGATAGGATGTTTGCCAATTCTGTTTCAGCGTCTAAACCGTGGATTGCTTTTAAGTCTTGAGCAAGTTCCATAGTGTATTCAGCTTTAAGAGCTCTACTTCTAGCAGTTACCGTAGATTTCTCAATTGAGAAAGCCATTTCAGCAAACTGATTTCCAGAAGCGTCACCAAGTGCTTCAGCAGCACCAGTTGTCATACCTTGACCTCTACTGTAATCTGTTGATCCAGCATTTGCGTCATTAAGAACACTCGGGTTAGTTCCAGAGTGGTCTGAAGGCGTAGCAGTTCCAGAAGAATCACCAGCAGCATTTCTGCTAGAGAAGTCTGTATCTGCTTCATCAAATAAAGCTTCGTTTCCTGTTTGTGAAGTGTATCTACTTCTCATTGCAAAGATAAGTCCAGTTGGACCAGTCATAGGTTGTACACCTGCGATATCGTATGCGATAAGATTTGGCATTGCTCTTCTAACTAGTGAAATTAGGATTGGATCCCAATTTGCTACTGAAGAACCAGTAGAGTTTGTAGGCGCTGCTTCGTTTATAAAACCAGCGTCTTCTTTCATAGCTCTTTCTTGGTTTTCCAAGATAGTAGCTGTAACGGCTCGTCTGTAAGAATCACTAACTTTTGGTAAGTCAGGGTGTTCTAGGACAGGCTGCCATTTTTTTTCGTATTGTTCTGATAAATACATTTGTTTTTATCTCCCTATTAGTTAGACAACTTAATGTCTTTTGTTTTACTTATAGCGGCACTATAAGCAGCCATTGCATTAGTTAAATCCTGAGGTTGCTCAGCATTTGACTCTGCCGCCACATCATCTATCTCACTAGTTGATTCTTTTTTCCCAAAGTAACTCTCTTTAATAGTTGCTACTTTAGTTTTAAAATCTTCTTCGTTTGAATATTCAACTTCTTCGGCAAGTTTATTGAATTTTTCTTTTTGAGTATCAGCTAACTCTTTAGACGCCTCATCAATGATGTTTTGTCTTTTGTGTTCGCCATTCTCTTTAGATAATTCAACATTCTTTTCAATTGATTCGTTAAGTTTTTTGTTTAACTCCTCAATTTTAGAAGATTGATCTTCTAATACATTGTATTTTTCGTCTGGAACATCAATATAATGGTCTTCAAATAATTTTTTTAGACCACTAATAAAGTCCTCAGCGATTTCACCTTTGATTCCTCTTTCTAAGGCAAGTTCGTTTTCTTTCATCCACTCTTCCACTACGTAAGCAAGGTAAGAGTCAACTTTTTCAACTAACTCATCTTTAGATTTAGAAGTTTCTTCGGTTAATTTCTTGTCGTAATCTGCCTGTATATCTTCAGCGATTTCTTTTACTTTAGATTTAATCGCAGCTTCAAATACTGTAGCAGCTTTTTGTTTAAATTCTTCAGATAATGAATCATCTCCAGCGACAAGAGCATCAACGTGTTCTTTAACATCAATGTCTTTTTCTTTTTCTTCTTTTACCTTCTCGTCTTTTTTCTCAGCTTCAGGTTCTTCAGTCTTCATATCTTTTGAAGCCTTCATATAACCTTCTTCTTTTACCTTGTCATCTTCTTTTGACTCTTTTTTAGCGTCATCTTTTTTGTCAAGGTATTTTTTTAGACCAGCTGGCATTTCGCCTTCTTTGATTTCTTTATCTTCCGAATCTTTGTCAGTTTCTTTAGCGCCTTCTTTTTTCAAAGT